GAAAGCAGCAGTATAATTTTACCCGAACAGACGGCTGATAGACCGACAGATTTAGCTGATGTGGTATATGTTCCTGATATGTCGTTTTGTGACGAAGAGTTGATAAGAAATTCGCCGGCGATATTAAATTCTCTAACAAAGAAAGCGGCGCAGGGTGATGCAGAGGCGCTTGATTCGTTAATGAAGTTTAACTCGTACATTAAAGCAAAGTCAATTAAAGTCGGTGACGCCGTAATGATAAGCAAGTATGTGGGTGTAGATTTTCATGATAATAAGGGCGGGGGAATGCTGACGTTATGTTTCACGGACGATGTGATAGGGTTGGTGGTTGACGATGACTAGACACGTTAAAGAAATTGTTTTTGAGTGTGAGTGTGGGAACAATATTACGGTTGAATGTTCGCAGAGAAAAGCTATTGAGTTTTGTCATTTACAAAGAATGTGTTTATTGTGTGGCGGGCAGATGATACATAGGTTTATATTTAATGATAGTGACCATAACCAAACGGATAAAACGGATAAAACGGAAAAAGAAGGGAACGATTACGGATATGAACGAATCTACCGACACCACTAAAAACGGACAGGGAATAGAGATTATCAAAGTAACTATTTTGAACGGCAAAATGAAAATTGATTTCGGTAAATGTAATTTGGCGTTAATTTCACACGCGGTTATTTTATTACTAACCCATTTACAAAACCTGATTATTGCAGGGCAACAACCAGAACAACCTCAAATTGAGGCGCCGGGGATGCCGATTTCACAGGACATTATAAATAAAATTAGGGGGAATTAATGGCAGACCCGTTACAAAAGTTTCTACAAGACCCGCAGCCGGAAGACGGCAACGACGCAGTAAGCAACGAGGAGATAGTTGCCTCAATCGAAGCTGATAACGAAAAAGATTACCTTAAACAATTAAAGAAAAAAAATAAGAAATATCTTATTGGTGGTTTAACCGTTCTTGAACGGGAACGAATTGCCGCCCACATATGCGATTTATATAAACACAACGCGCCAAAGCATAAAGAACTGTGCGATAAAATCGACGAGTGGGATGAGGTTTACCGCATGGAACGTAGAGAAATACCGGGTTCAAATGGTGATATGCCGAATTATAGAACCCCGCTATCAACCGTCACGCTTGAAGTTGTACACGCCAATTTAATGAACGTATTTTTCACGCCCACCGACTTAATGAACGTTTTACCGGTAGAGGAAAACGATGTGCCCAAAGTCAAGAAACTAAGCACTTTCGGAAATTGGTCAATGAAGAACGAACTTGACGCGTTTCATAAAATTGACAGGTTATTTCACAACTCGTCTAAAATAGGCGAGTGTCCGTATATGGTTCATTGGGTAAAAGAATACGGAACGGAAATTAAGCGTGAAATAATCCGCAACCCGGCAGACCCCACACAACCGTTATTTGACCCAGACACACAAGAGCCGTTGTTTCAGGAAGTCGAAGAACAGAAGCTTTTATACAATGGCCCAAGACTTGAGGTATTTTCCCGTAAAGATTATATTCAGCCGGAAAGCGCGGCTATGGGAAAAACGCCGCCGTGGGAAATGCGGAAGTTAAGAATGTCGTATGACGAATATTTACGTGAGGAGTTACAGGGCAAACATTATCCGGGAAGTATTCAAGATATTAAAGGTTGGGGTTCTGCCGATTACGACAACTCAAAAATAGATTACGAGGGCGATACCATACCGACGGATAAATGGGAACAGGAGTTTATTGAGTTTTACGGGTATTTAAAAGTCAACGCCATTAAGAACGATGACGACGACGAAGAAACGATTGAAATGGAAGAACTGGCAGACGAGTTTATTGCGTTAGTTCACGTTGATTCCGGGGTGCTGTGTTCGTTGCGCAAAAACAAGTTTCCGTTAAAGATGCGGCCGATTGACGTTGATTATTTCATTCCCGACGACGAGGGGCGAAGGGTTGGAATTGGGATAATGGAGTTTATGGATTCTCTGCAGAAATCTTATGACGTTATGTACAACCAGTTCATTTTTGGAACCACCCAAACAAATAACCCGGTAGGGTTTTTCCCGCCGGTTGGTAATATGAAAGACGACCCGATTAAAATAAGAAACGGGTTTTTATATCCTTTGGGTTCGGATATAAAGTTTCTTCAAATTCCGCCGCCGCATGAATCTTTACAAAACATGATGGAAATTGTGCGTAGTTGGGCGCAGTTGTTGTTTGGGATAAGCGATTATTCCGCTGGTACGGAAAGCAAAATTGACCCGTCTGCCCCGGCACGTAAAGCTGAAATAGTCGTACAGCAGGGTAATGTGCGCCTTAATACAATTATCAAAAGAAAGAATAGTACGTTAAAGAATATATTTAAAAGATGGTATTTATTGTATAAAGAAAACATGCCGCCGAATAAGTTTATGCGTATTGCCGGCAACGCTAAAGATAATCCCTGGAAATTTGAGGGTGTTACGTTAAGCGATTTTGCATTAAAGTCCATACCTGATTTCGAGGTGGTTGGTAATATTTTAAACACTAACAAGCAGCTTGAAGCTAATAAGGCGATTGCGATATACAACATACTTTTGACCAACCCGTTTTTTAATCCACAAATGCCGCAGGGTTTACAGGCGCTACATTCATTGACAAGGTGGCTGCTCACAAAACTTGACGAGATAGGTCTTGATAAGTTTTTACCAGAAGTACCTGGCGATATTGTTACGACCCCGGAAGAAGAAAACGCTAGGTTTTTACAGGGCGATATGGGCGAGCCGTTACCCCAAGAAAATCATATGCAGCATGTTAGCGTACACAAACAGATGTTAGTTGACCCTAACATACCAGAACCAATAAAACAGAACATACTTGCGCACATAAATCAGCACGTACAGATGATGCAACAGGCGATTCAACAGCAACAAATCATGGGGGGGATGGGGATAAACCCAACGATGGCTGCTGCACAGCCCGGAGGACAAACAGGTCAACCACAAACAGGAGTGCCTCAGAATGTCGGAAGAACAACAGAACGGCCAGTCACAGGAACATCTCAGGGTACAAGAGCTATGGGAAGCGTTCCAGTCGGTGGAATGGGATAATATTAAGCGTGAGTTGTTAATATGCAGGGCAAACGCTATGAAGCCATTATTGCACCGCTCATGCGGGGATAGAAGTTATTACGCGGGAAAAGCCAGCGCATATGACGATATACTTCTACTAGAACATCAAACAAATAGGAATCATAGGAGATATTTAGATGAGCATGGCAACCGAGAGAAACAAGCGTGAGTGAAAAGACCCTAAAAGATTATATGGAATCGATAGAGTATGAGTTACGCCGATTAATGAGCAATAGGTTCAATGGGAACATCGAGTTTAAGTTAAATTTTAAAGACGGGAATATTGCCAACATGAACGTTGGTATGCACAAGTCAATAAAGATTGGTTCAAGTAATTTAGATAATTAATATAATTAATATAATTAAGATAATTTAAAAACAGAAAGGGGGTAATATGGGCCAAGGACGGGCAATAAAAAACCTTAAACGCGGGAATAAAAAGCCGAAAAATAAAAAGTGTTCGATTTAAATAAATTGAAATGAACAAACAAATCTGATGGTTAGAAAAGGAAGGGAAATAGATATTCAAACAGCCAAGATTCTCGGTAAGCCGGTAGACTATCCGGAAATTCCGGATAAAAGACACCGGTATGTAGCTAAACGCAATTTATCGAAGTTTTTAGGTTTAGGGTGGAGGGTATCGAAGTTCAATAAAAAAGACGTTGAGTTTAGTGATTTAATTTTAGTTGAACGTGATAAATAATATAAATAATAGGAGAACCAATGACAGTAGAAACGACAAACCTAAATGAGGTTACGGACGAGCAAATCGAAAGTAAGCTTTCGGAAATAAGTTCAAAGCCGGATAAGACCGAAGATGACGTAAAAGAAATTGAAACGTTAAAGAAAGAAAAGACTAACAGGTATCAGAAAAGAATCGACCAGTTGACATGGAAAACCAAGTCAACGGCCGAAGAACTTGAAAATGAACGTAAGAAACGTGAAGAACTTGAGGCCGAGATTGAAAGACTAAAAGGTAAAGAGCCGGAAACTACGCAGAAGATTAAAAGAACAACTGTAACTGCTGGCGGGCAGACGTATTTTACCAACGAAGCGTTAAGGGATATGATTGATAAAGGCGAGATTACTGAAGCCGAAGCATACAAACACCAAGAAGAAAGGATTACAGCTTTAGCTTCTGACATGGCGTATCAAAAAATCAAGTCCGAAGAATCAATGAAGACGGCACAGGAAACACTAAGAAAAGACGCCGATGATATTTTAAAGAAGTATCCTCATTTCGAAAAAAATCATCCTGATTTTAACCCCAACGATGCTTTATACAAAAAAACCAATGAGATTTTGAGTACATACATTGACCAATCGACGGGGAGAATATTAAACCCGCGGGCGTATAGTTTAAGTGTAAAACTTGCCGAAGATTTGCTTGGCGTAAATCGGAAAAGCCCGGATTTATCGGACGAGTTTAATTTACACTCACCCAACGCGCCGAAAAAAGAGAAGCAGGAAGATAAGGAAATTCCGCTTACCTCGGAAGAAAAAGAGGTTGCCATTCGTATGTACGTTTTAAAAGCGGAAACTAACCCACGGACGGGCCGGCCGTTTACAGAAGCAGAAGCGGTGGCAAAAGCTACAAAAGCCAAAAACGATAGATTAAAAAGCAGGAGGATTCTATAATGGCACGAGGAAAAAGCAATGCGTCTAGATGGACGACTGGCAAGGTTTTTGGTGTCGGAATTGCGCTCATGTTTGCAGCGCTTTTCATTTTCGGTGGACCACTACAGTACCTTTATGAGGCTTATGGACCCGATTGGATGAGGGTTGCACCCTCGGATATTGACCCAGATGCACAGATTGTGGACCTCTCTGTTCGACTTCAATACGAACTCGGAAGGGATGTTGTCGCAGCTGGCCAAG